TTTCAATATCTATAGTTTCAAATCCAATCTTAAATGACTTTGGAAATTTCATAGATTATATCTTTAAATGGTATCAAGACTCCTTTGGTTCGCCATCCATCACCTACCATTTTGTAATTGTGTTTATATTTACGAACTAACTTTTTAAGGTCTTTGGTTTTAAAAATAATAGAGAAGTATTGCTTGTCCCCTTTAGTAAAAGTTTGCACCCAAGTAGTTGATTTAGTAACCATAATTCCTGAGGGTTTATCATCACGTGCTACTTCTATTAAGATGTTGCCTGTCTTGTCCCACCAATCTCGTTCAGCTTTTATTTCTATTTTTGCTAAAGGATGATTGATTGCCTTCATAAATTCTTTCTCATGATGCTCCCCATGTTTGAGGTCTGCATCCCAATTAGAATTTTTATTCCATTTTTTTAATGTGTCTCGGACCATGATTGGCCCACCTTGTATTCACCATCAAGGGGGCAGTTGAAGTTGTAGATAAACTTAGACTCTTTAATTGCTTTAATAGCAGCCTGTCCTAATTTATCCGCAAGTTCTTCTTTGACTTGGAATTGCATTTCATCATGCACATGTGCAACCATGTTTACTTTGTCTTGCCATTGTTCCCAGTCAATACGTGAATGAAGTAAGATGGTACTTGTCTTAACCAAAATACTTCCACAACTCTGCAGTAAGAAATTCACTGCACTGTGCTTACTACGTACTGGTATTTTTCTACCATCTAACGCAGTCAGCTTTCCTTTTGTTTCTACAACTCTTTCCACGTCTTCTTTAAATCGTGCAAAAGCTTTGTTTTTACTAAAGAATTTTCTTTTAATATCCTTACCATCTTTGGTATTACCACCAACAATTTCACCAATCTTCTTATCTCCTGCTCCATAAATTAAAGCATAGATAAATGTTTTAGCTGAGGCTCTGTTAGGTAGTCCTGCAGCTTTTTGATTAGCAGTATGAATATCACCTTCTAATAATTCTTTAACCATTGCTCCTTTATCAAAAGGGTATAAGTAGTGAGCGAGACAGCGGAGTTCTAATTGAGATAAGTCCACACCCACTAGCTTATATCCCTCAGGGCATACGAACAAAGAACGACACTCGTTTCCATATTGTGCCGTCACTGAAGGTACTTGTGCAATGTTTGGGTTTTTATGAGTACATCTTCCTGTGACAGTACCATTAGTAATTACACTTCCATGTATCTTACCATTCACCAAACATTTCAGCCATGCGTTGTCACCTTCCGCAAGTTGGCCTAATCTTTTTTGTATAAGTTTATATTCTGCTAGTTGTTTAGCTTCTGAATATTTCAGGCTTGCAAGAACAGTTTCATCTACTCTTGGTCTTCCTTCTTTTGTAAATTCTTTAGGTTTCCAATTATATTTATTCTTTAACCTATCAGCAATATGGTCATTACTATTAGGATTAAATATAACAGTTTTTCTCTTTGTGATAGGTTGACCTGCCACATAACCTTTAGTCTTGTTATCCCTTTTTGGAATAAAGATACCAATGTCTTTTTCCCATTGAGGAAATAATTCTTGAAGTTCATTGTATAGTTCTCCTCTACGTTTTTCTAATTGATTGGAAAGTTTAATAGCTTTGTCTTTATCAAAACAAAAACCATGTGTTTCTTGTCGTAAGATACACTTTTGAAATTCGTGCTCTAGATTAATAGCCTTATCAGAAAACTTTTTATTCTTGATAACCTCATAAAGCTTGGCATTTAAATCTACATCACGCTCACAATAAGTTTGCATATCCTCTGACCATTGGGACCAATCATTTTGTTTTCCATAATCACCTTTCAGGTAATTCAATCGGTAACCCCATGACTCAAGGCTATGTCTACCTATCATCTTGCTTGGAAAGTTTTTATCTAAAGATACCTTTTTAAAGTCTAAATCTTTAATATCAGGCCATACAAGCCTTGATAAAACAATGGTATCTAAGTGATTACCTTTGGTTTTAAACTCAGGATATATCTTTTGAATAGCAGGAATATCAAACTTTAATATGTTATGACCTATCAAAGTATCTGCTTCTTTTAATAATTCCAATCCTTCTGCAACCTGGTTAGGTTTAAAGCTATAGTTTTGTTTTGTGTTGATATCTTTTATGACGAGACAATGGATAGTATCTAGGCTTTCTAATAATCCATTCGTCTCTATATCAAAGACGTATTCATTCATATTTACTCCTTAATGGGTTACGACTATTCGTATTTTGTCAGCACCAGGCATCATGAAAGCAATCTTTTCGATTGCGTCTCTAATTGTCTCTGCTGATACATAGGTCTTGGCGTACAATACGGGAATTACATTGTCGTAATTATTTGCTACGTAGATTGCACGCATAACTAAGATAAAAGTTTGTCTTGTATCTTTTTTATCCTTCTTAGATAATTTTTTAAAAAACGGGTCTGATAAAATAAAAGCGTTTACAAAATCAGTAATAGCTTTCTCTTCTTTCGGTGGCATCTTGTGATTGCATATTTCCCAATTCATATAACCTTCCTGTGTCCTGATTAAATTGAAGTTGGCAAGCAACTCCTGTTTGTCCTGTAAACCTATTTTTTAAAACTCTTATTGTCATAAGATGAGGATTGTCTTCACTTTGTTGATTACGCTCACAACCAATTACCATGTCTGATAATTGAGCAATCGCAGCACTACCTCTTAAATGACCTAATGATGTTCTTACACCATCTACGTGGTCACGATTACCTTCTAATCTTTTTAAGTGGCATACAGCTATGATAGATAGATTTAATTGTTGAGTTAAACTTCTCAACTTAGTCATCATGTTATCTATTATTCTTCGCTCATCACCTTCGTGAATACCTGAAACCATAATCGAAAGGTGGTCCAAGAAAATGTGAGTACAACCACAAGCTTGATTTAAATATTTTAACTTAGCCAATAGGTTCTCAGTATCAGTGGAACCCCAGTGGTCATAAAAATAAACTTGCTTAGATACTCTTTGATACGAGGCTTTTAATTCTTCCTCAGGGACCAAAGCTTTTATCTCAGGCTTGTGTAATTGTTTGTTTAAATCAATAGATAAAAAGCCTGTAATAGACCTACGCACGTTCTCTTCAAGTGCTATATAACCTATAGTTTTTCCCTGTTTAATGAGGTTATAAGCTATTTCTCTACATAATTGAGACTTACCTATACCTGAACCTGCAGTGATAGTTACAATCTCAGAAGAACGTATTCCATTAGTGTACTCATTCAGTCCACTATAAGGATATTGAGATGTTTCAAACTCATCATCTTTAATAAAGATGTCCCAAGTATCAGCACCATGGATAATTCCATCAGGTCTATAAATAGAAGCATCATAAACAGCACTAATTAATTCTTTGCCTCGACCTTCTTGCACCATTTCATTTGCATCTTTACCACTCAAGCTAGCTATCTTTGCTTTACCTGGTGTAATAATACTTGCTACTTCTTGTGCAGCTTTACGACCGGGCTCATCATTATCAAAACAAATAATAACTTCTTCAAACTTTTCGACCCATTCAATATTATTTAAGACATGCTTCTTTGCTGATTGTACTCCCATAGGAATACTAACTGCTGCATATTTATTACTAAATACATATTGAGAAATAGTAAGAGCATCTATCTCACCTTCAGTGATAACTAAACGTCTATCTCCATCTCTAAATACTTGTTGACCAAATAATAAAATATCTTTGCTTTCACCTATCCACTTAAATTCTTTATTAGGTGTTCTCAGTTTTTGTGCAACTAACTCTTTGTTTTTATTATAGTAGTTAGCTATCTGATATTTTTGATTGCATTGATAATTATATTTTCTGCAAGTCTCGCTTGATATTTTTCTTTTTAATAAATCCTGAAACTCACCATCTTGAAAATTATTATTACTTTTAATTTTAATGACAGTAGCTTGGCCTTCATTCTTTTCATAATATTTACAATCAGAGCCAAAGCAGTAAGCAGAGCCATCTTCGTATCGTGCTAAATTATTTTTACTACCACATTGCGGACAAGGTTCATGATGTTTGAAAGGACTACTCATCTGTAGACTTGCTGTCATCTATTTCCTTTTCTTGATATGGGAGTCCGTTGTTACGCAACCAATTCTGCACATTAAATGAGGGACAAAATTTATTAGAGATTTCGTTATGACCGATAACTTTAGCTAGTGGGTATTCACCCATCATATCTTGCACAAGGGTATATAAAGCTACCCATTGCTCATCTGTAAAATTATCTTCAGGTGCATTGATGTCATCTTCTTTGACACCCCCGACCATACAAATACCTACAGAGCACCAGTTATATTTACGTGCATGAGCACCAGGTTCACTAAGCATACGGCCATCTTCAATGGTTCCGTCTCGTTTAATAACATAGTGATATCCGATACGCAGAAAGCCTCGCTCTCTGTGCCATCTATCTATCTCTTTTGCATCAGTATCCATTGACGGTCTTGTTGCAGCACAATGTATAATTATGTAATCAGTTTGTTTTCTTGGCATTTTCTTTTAACCATTCCTTTGGAATTTTTCCTTTAGCCCACTTAAAACCAAATCGTTCGCACCAATCGGCATAAGTAGTTTTTGATTTTTTACCTATTTTTGTTTTAGGGTTGCTGAAGACAAAACGAATATCGTATTTGTCTCCATGCTGATTTCTAATAATTTTATGTTTCTTTCTATCAGAAGTAACAAATTGACCTTTCGTCTCGATAATAATTCCATTATCTAAAACGAAGTCAGGAGTGTAGGTAGACTGCTCAGCAGGTCTTTGGTATGAGATTTTTAATTCCTCATACTCATAGCCTACACCCTCATCATCTAATTGAGTTGCAACTTGTACTTCTAAGCCTGAACGAAACTTAGTATAAGTTTGCACTTTCTGTCTCTCCCTCTTCTTCAAGTGTGTAATTGGTTTCACTCTTTTCAGTTGTAGAGACATGACCTTCTTCTTCTGTAAATCCATAAGTGTCAGATGAGTTACCACCTTTAACTAAATCTATTATTTGAACTGCTTTTAGTCGTAGTGATATACCAGTACCAATAGCAGCAACGCTGTAAAGACTTGGAGTAAAACTTATCTTCGCTACAGTTCCGCCCCAGATAACACCTTCAGGTTCAAAAGGTGTTCCTTTGCTATCAAAGATAACTGGCTTTTGTTCCCAGGTAGTACCATCATTGCGTATACCTTTGGCTTTACATTTCAGAGTTATTTCTAGTGTGCCTTCATCTTCATTTATTTTAAATGGTAATGGAGAGCGTTTTGTTTTCTTATCTAATTGATGTGCATACTCATCTACTAGTTCTTCTAATTTTCTAGTAAAGTTTTTTGCTTCTTCATTATAGGGAGTCTTTAAGACTGTTCTGTATACACCGTCTTTGTCAAACTTAGTGTCTGGCTTAGTTAGATGGGGATATACAAGTTCACCTTTGGGTGTCACGATTATTTGATTTTTCATGTCGTTCCTTTCGACCTTAGGAGGTCTGTGTTTATTTCAATAGGTGTCGGTAATAATCGCCCTAGGGTTATAGACAAAGAGAGTTTTGGTATATATAAACGTAAATGGTGCTTAGTAGTGTTTGCACCTTTCATGGGCAGATACCCCCGTGGTACCTGCCCTAATACTTCCCCTTTATGCGAAGAAGTATTTGCTCTTTAGTATTTCGTTAATCTGTAATTTTCCAAACTCAGGGATGGGTTTGACTTTCTTCTTATTCTTTTCAGATAGAAGCTGACAAATATCGTCCCTAAATTTTTCTAACCAGTTTTCTTCAAAGATTTCTACAAAGACTTCACGAAGTGATATTGATAGGTCCTCAACATTTGTAGCGTGAGTACCATAGCTATCATGTATCATACAAAAATCTTTGATACCTTTGCTGTAACATTTATTAACAGTGAGCATCATAGAAGCAGAGTCCATACTATGAATATAGTTGGGTGCTACACCGGTAGCTTGCCTTCTACGATTTAACACATGAGTTTCTTCTGCAAAACTTAGCTTGGTAATTTTACCACCTATGTTTGTTTCCACTCTTGTATTTTTTGGTTTCTGATATTTTTGCTGTACTTCAAAACCTATGGGTGTTCTCCACACAACAGGAATATTTTCTGAAGCTGCAAGCCTAGACATATGTTGTAACCAATCCATAGCTTCTCTTGCTTTGATGACCGTTGTATTAATTTGTTCCCAAATTATTTTTGCAAGATACTGACTAGGATGAAACTTATCAGAGCCAAAGGGTTGATGTTTATTATCATCCTCTAACTCAGTTAAGTAATCCTCAACATACTGTCTACAAGCATACAATGTACCAGAGTAAGGTACGACCATAACAGGTCGCTTTGTTATCTTTCTGTTAATACCAATCTCCAACCATTTCTTTGCCACATCTTTTAATGGCATTGGAAATTTCTTTTTATGTAATGGTTCGTTGCTTGTTTCTTTTTCTAAAACTTCTTTTGTTTTCTCAGCAACAATATTGTAGATATCCTGTGGTTCATCTGACGGTATTAAGTTAGTAGCATAACCACCTACTTCATCTCTTAGTAATAATGAGAATATTTGTAGGCCGTTACATGTACCGTCAACAGATACC